GTGCAATAAATGGAGCCGGTAAATCATTTTCTTTAATATAATCTAACATGTTATCCATATCGGGACCTTTTTTGGTTGGTAAAATTTTTCTACCTACTTTTCCTAATACACCTGTTAAGAAAGGTGTAAAAGCTGATGCAGCTCCACCATAAATTAAAGAATCTTTAAACTCATTTGCAGCATTGTAAGTCATATTTGTTTTTATTTCTTGGTCACTTAAATCAGCAAGTCCTTGCACTAATGCGCCTGCAATAGTTTTACCTGCTGCTTTATTCATACCATCATAAGTTATTGAACCTGCAGCAGCTCCTACTGCACCTGTAAGTGTTGAAACAATTTCTGCTTGACCTAATGGACTTCTCACGACTCTCTCAGGTAAGTCTGCTGCTTTACCAACAAGTTTTAATGCACCACCGAATAATTTTAAAGGTCCAGGGCCTCTGGCTAATACATTACCAACCTTATCCATTTGTTTTCCAATTGTTAAAGGGCCTCTGGTCCACAGATTTCCATTTTTTGCTGCGCCAAATAATCTCCCTGACATCATTTTATAACCAACACCAACACCAGTTAAATCACCTGCAAGTACGGCTCCAGGTCTTCCTTTTAAAAATGAACCATCTTCATCTAAAGCTTCTTGTATAGGGTTTTCTTGAAATCTTTTTTCTTGAGCAATATCTTCTGCTACACCTCTTCTTATTTCCATTAACTCCATTGTTTTTGGTCCTTTTAAAAGGCCATCATCAATAGCTGAATCTATAGCGTTTCTCTCCTCAGGAGTTAAAGCAAACGGATCTAACGTTCGATTATCCAATCGTTTTTGTATATCTGCTATTGTTGCCATTAGAATTGTATTCCTCGTAAAATGTTTAATCTCTCTTCTTCAGAAACTACTTTCGATGTATCTGTTTTACCAAACATAGCTTGACCCTTTAATAAACTTAAGAAACCATTCATGACATCAGTCTGAGTATAATAAGATCTTTCTAATCTATTAATCGTTGAATCAATACTTCTATCTAAATCTTTTTCTAAAGCATTTAAAGACGCAATCGCTGTTTCAGCACCACCAAACGCAGGTAAGATATTAATGACTGACATAGCAGCCGTAACGTCTTTTTGTGTTAATCTATCTGTATCTTTAAATGAGTTGGCAAGTGCGTACGCTAAGGTAGTTTGTGCATTAACTAATTCGAATAATTCGTTAGTAGTAGGCTTTCTCAATTGACCAGTTTCTTTATCAACAACTTTGTAATTTTGTTCAGCAGCTTTTTGAATAGTTTTTTGCATATCTTTTTTGTTAAATTTCTTTTTTAATGATTTATATTGATCTTTTGTTATTTGACCAGATTGATATCCGAGTTCAAGACTTCTGAAAAATTGATCTTCATTAGAACTTAATCTTTGTATAGCATCTTTGGTGCTTCCCAAACCAAAGTCATTTAATAATGAATTTAATTTAGTTAGAGCAATTTGTAGATTACCTTTTGTACCTGCAGCTCCTGTTGCTTTAATTATATTTTTTACATCGAAAACAATGTTTTTAGATTTTATATTTTGTAATAATAATCTGTGTGCCTTTTGTTCATCATCAGATATTTTGTCTTTTATTATGGCAGAGCTATATGAAAAATCTTTTAAAGATGGATCATTATATAACTCTACTAACTCATCTCCTGTAATATCAGATGCAGCAACTTGTCGACCACCTACTAACAAATATGGAATTCCATTTTCGTTAATACCACCTTGGAAATTTCTTACTTTACCACCAGGCCCTAAAAATTGAACTCTTCCTAATTGCCCCTTAGTAATCTGGTTTGTGTTTGCAAGTTTATATTCTGCCAGTGCAATATCTAATGCTTGTCCCATAATTTGATTTTCAATTTCATTTTCTTTAAGTTTCATTATGGAATAGTTATTAGCTGCAGGACCCAACGCTTGACCCAAAACATCCATAGCTCCAGCAATGCCACCTTGACTTGTTTTACCTGATAATAAACCACTAGCTAAATTTGCTAAAAACAATAATCCTGCTTGAGATTGTCTCCCTTCTAACAATTCTTTAGCAATCACTTTACCTCTTTTAATCACATCAGATGAATAAGTTTTACCATCAACATTTCCCTCATCAGTAATTGGAGTTGTTTCTCCCTTATTTTCAACATTCTGATTAGTTAATTTTGGTTCTTCTTTATCAGGTAGTGGTGGAACGGGTGCGACTGCTGATGGATCAGATCCATCAGGTCTTTGATCAAACATTTTTTTCTTTTCGTTTTCAACAACTTTATTCATGTCGACTAAATCTTTGTCACCAATTTTTTGTTGATTATCTTTATTTGTTAATTGATCTTTACCCAAACTTACACGACCTGAACCTGGTTTTGCTGTTGGTGATTGTGTAAGTGTAGAGGCTGCATCCTCTGTTTGTTTTTTAGCTAAGGCAGTAGCTCTTTTACTTTCTTCAAAATTTTTGAAAAATGAATCGTCAAACATATCTAAACTACCTTCACCCTCTAATGCTTTAGCTCTTTGATTTGCGTAAAATTCTTTTCTCTCTTTAGGTGACATCGCAGCTATTCTTGCTTGTTGTTCTTTAGCTTTTAAATATGCATAATAACTTGCAAGACCTGCACCTGTTATGGCTATTTGTGGTCCTGCACTTAAAGTGAGCCCAGCCATAGCGGGTAATCTGGCTGCACCAAATGCACCAGCTGCTTGTAATGGTAGTTTATATGGTGAATCTTGCATACCCATAGCGTTAGCTACCTGTCCTGTAGCTTCAAAACCAATGTAACCAGGTAGGCTAAACATAGATCCTATTCCTTTAGCAACAGGAGATTGTATGATTCTTCGAAACATGCTTGGTTTTACAACTTCAGTTGAAACAGGAAAATTTCTTTGCATGGTTCCTGTAACATTTGTTGTGGGTGCTCCAGTTACAACAGGCGGAAAAAAACGCCTAGGTCCAATGAAGTCACCACTTTGTGCTTTAATAGGTTTTAAGTGACCTCTTCTAAGTGCCTCTTGTCTAAACATAGGTCTATTTAAAACTTTATTCATTTAATCTCCTATGTGTTTTGTTTAGATCCCTGATAAGCTGCGAATGCTCCTATACCTGTACCAACTGCTTGTGCAAATGGACTTGTTGTTGGAGTGGTTCCCATAGTTACACCAGATTGTGATTTAGGGCCTTGAGCATACAAGTTAGCTAAAAATTCAGCTCTTTGGTAAGGTTCATATAGTTGTTGTAATTCTGTTTGTCTTTGTGCATCTAGGGTCGCTTGAGCTAATTGTCTTTGTAATCCACCTGCTGCCATTAATTGTTGCAAATCAGCTTGAGACATACGTTGTTGTTGTGCCCCTAAAGCACCTAATTGTTGTCCTGCTAGTAAACCAATTTGTTGTTGCCTTTGCGCTCCGCCCAAAGCAGTTTGAAACCCTTGTGCTAATGATCTTCCAATATTACTTAATGTTCTGCCTTGAAGCTCTGCTTGTTGAACACCTTCTCTTCCGCCACCAAAAGCACCTGCTCCAATCGCTTGCGCACCTAATTTGTTTTGCATCATTTGACCTTGTCTTGCAATTTCGTCAGTAACAAATGATTGAAAAGGATTTAAAAATTGTTGAATATTTGGACCTGCTGCTGCACTTTGTATTTGTGCAATGCCTTGTTGAACAGTTGGAGCACCAACACCTGTTACTCCTGCTGTAGTAATTCCTTGTTTTTCAAGATCTGAAAGTTGAGCTACTTGTAAGTCAGGTAAATCAATAGGTTGATCTGCTACCTGTCTAGCAATATCCATTAACTCTATTTTACGTTCTTCAATACCAGGAGCTTCCCTTACAATTGATGTTTGTGTTGCTGGTGTGCTAGGTGCCGCTGGTCTTCCTCCTCCAAAAAAACTCATATTATATCCATTTCTCTAGTTGTACGTGTTTCTTTTTCCAACCCCATTGTTTTGATACTCTTTCCCAACCAGGTCTTGCCATTATACAAAGTCTTTTACAATCATTATGTTTTGCAAAATTTGTAATTTCATTTACTAAATTTGTTTCCCACAGCTCTCTTCTTTTACCTGTGCATATAATAATTTCATATTGTGAATAATTTGGGAGTAATGCAATTCTTCCAATACACACACCGAAAACTTTATTTTCTTCTGATTCATCAGAACCAAACATAATCCAACATTGCATTACGTCTTTTTTTAATTCTCTAAAAACCCACTCTGCATCTGCATACTTTCCTGAAAATGTTAATGCTTCTGAAACCATGAACTCCATCAATGGCCAAAATCTATCTATATCTTTGGGCTCAATAGGTAGTACACTTACTAGTGGCTTAATTTTCTTTTTGTTTGCTGTTGCCATTTGCTTCCCTTAATAAATCGAAGACACGTTTGTATCTTCTTTGTTGTTCATAGAAGTATTGGGCACCTTTTTCTCTCATGTCTTTCATGCTATTTGGATTAGCTCCAGCTATGATTCCAGCCCCTAATACTCCATCTGCTCTTGTTACAAACTCTCCGTCTGCTAATTGAGCTAACATTGTATCCTCGTCCTTATCACCTACTCCTGCTCCGTCTTCAACATATCCTGACGCTCTAACATAATTTGTAGAATCGTTTTCATCGTGAGTCATTTTAGATGGAAGATAGTTTACACCACCTTCATTAAATTTATTTACAGCAGCTATACCGCCTACTTTTAATCTTTGTACCGGCATCGAATAAGCACCTATTCTTCTTTCACCTAAACCTTGTTCTTCTGGTTTATACATTGATTGATATTCTTTTTCTTGTCCGGTGTCCGGGTCAATGTATTTAAAATTACCTCTCTGTCTTGCAACTTCAAGATAACTCATGTTGTACCCTGGTGAGTAAATATCTACAGGAGCAGGATCAAAAGCACCCGCTAAGTATGGAATACCACCTGCTAGTGCAGCTATTTTTAAAGGATCATACTTCCCCTCTTTGTCTCTCAATAAAATATCTGTAATACCTCTTCTATTTGGATCTGTTCCTGTCGGTGCGAACATTTTTGGATCTCCTCCTCCAGGTGCTCCTGACATCGTTCTTGAATCTATTGTAGGGCCTGGTGCATTAACCTGTGGGAAAATTCTTGATTGTAAAAATGCAGGTTGACTAGCTTTAAACTTTGCTAATGTTTCAGGACTTGCAAAAGCATTTAATCCAGTAGTGCCTAAACTATAACCCGTATATGCACCAACTGCTGTATTTAAAAGTCTGTTGATGCCGCTTATTCCCTGATCCTTAGAATCTTTATATCCTCGAATTCCTCCATAGGCAGCTAAAGCGTAAGGTAAAAGTTGTATCATTTATATAAATTCTCCTTTTAGATCTAAGTATGAGATAATAGCATTTTACTTGATTGTGATCAACTCATCAGCAAATTTACCTGTATATTGGTGTTCCCCTACATGGGTTATTTCATCTAAAACATAGGCATGGCATTTGCCACCTATATCCTTCCATAGCCTACAAAAGCCAAAATCCTCACCCAAATAAGTCTTATCTACTGGATCATGTATTGTATCAAAAAAATTCCACATATTCTTTTTAAAAATTACTTTACTATTTATTACTGTACTTTGTCTTATTTCTTTTTGAGGGTATGCTTTAATCATCTTCTCAAAGACAGATCTTTTAATTAACATCGCTCCTGTTGGACTATGAGTTACCTCTATAACTCCGTTGTTAAGTTGTATGTCTTTTTTGTCTGGCACTCTCATTGGATAAGTATTGCCAGCTTGAGCTAATTGTTCTGCAGTTTTTACACTACCATTTTTTACTTGTGCTAAAGATTTATCCCATAAAAAAGCCTTTAATGGGTATGGAACAGAGATCACATCTTTGTCAGCCTGAATCATTTTAAATATAGTTGTAGGATATAAGAATATATCAGAATCAATAAACATAAGATGAGTAGCAGGTGAATCAAGAAAAGCAGATACACATAAATTACGTCCTTGTGTTACTAATGATGATTTTATCAATGAAAACTCAATAGGAATATTTCTTTTATGACATGCCTTAGTCAAACTTATTATAGCATTTACATAATGCATAGAAACCTCTGAGTGACATGGAGTTCCTATAAATAAATGTATGTCACCCTTATCTTCTGTTTTATTATTAATTTCTTTAATGGTTTGATACGTATCTTCGTTTGCATATACTTTATGTTCTTCATTTGATTTTTTTTTCCAAATGGGTTTTCTTACCTCATCGTGGTCATAACCTTGTGGATTGTCGTTCATTTAGAGCTCCTTTCAAAAATGTCTCCCACTCTTTTCCTTTTTTATCCCAAGAATAAAATCTTTTAGCAAACTTCTGTTGTTCCTCAATATGTTGTTGCACATAATCTTCATGTAAACTTGCACAAGCCATATCTATAGCGTGAGCAAATCTTTCCGCTAAAGCTTGTAAATTATTTGTATAATTTACGTAAATAGGCCATTCAGAACAAGTTTCAAATAAAGCACCAAAATTTGTTGTAATCAAATACAAGCCAGAACTCATTGCCTCTAAGGCACCAATACCAAACGTCTCCTCAAAAACACTTGGATGAGTCCACATTTGATAATCTGTCATCCGCTCTAATATATATTCATGAGGTTTGTAACCCATATAATTAACATTTTTTAAATACTCTGCTTGATCAAAAAGTGGTTTATATAAATGTTCGTTTTCTTTGTGAAACTCCTCACCATATATTTTTGTGCTTGAATAAACATCTAATGTAACATTAGGAGTTTTTACATATTGCATTGCACCCAACAACACACTCAAACCTCTCCAAGGAGTGGAGTGATATAATAATTTTATAGGTTCGCCTTTTTTATAAATTTTTCTTTTTGGAAAATGGTAGCATCCATTTTTTATCACCATGCTTCTTTCAGTTGGTATTCTAAAATAATGTCTAAACTTTTCATAATTCCAATGTGAGTTGAAAACATACCAATCATATTCTGTATGTTTATTAGGGTTATTAAAAAATTCAAAAAGGTTTGGCTGGTCGTAAGAGTTTTTTTGCCAAAGTATATTTAACTTATTTGGATGTAAAGGCACTTTACCAGGTATAGATGTACAAATTTGTACTTGATCTAATAAAGAATTATCACAATTCTTATACAACATTTCTAGTTGTAATTCAGTTCCGCCTCGTGGTTGCATTATTTTTTAGTGCTACCAAACAGAGTAAGTTTTGCAACAGTAATCTCTACATGTTGTGAGAAATCATCAGCAGTTGTATCAGTATTTGGATCTGCTACGTCAGCATCAAAAGCAGCTTTAGATTCGTAAACCTGTCCTGTTTTTTTGTGCTTAATGACTTCTTTAGCTTCTGCTGGTATTCTTGGTAAGTTTTCACTCATATTTATCTTCCTTGTTTGTTGTATTTCTTATACGATCTTTTTTCGTTTTTGTTAAGTCTTTTTTTGTGACGACCAGGCCTCTTCCTAGGTTTTGGTCTAGGTACAAAGTTAACAAATTTTCTTTTAGCCATTTTGTTGTGATCTATCTAATAAAGCGTATGAAACTATGCCTTGTATTTCATTTGCGGTTCCTGCAGTCATTTTTAAAATATCACCTGCTTCAAGCACTAAAGTGTAATTTATTATATCTTTTGTTGTGGTGCCTGATACTGATTCATTAAATATTCTAAACGTAGCGGTTGCAGATGTATCTGTGACTTGAACACTTAAGTTTACACCACTACCAGAACCATTATTAATTTGAATTTGTTTTATTAAAATAGTTGCATCTGTAGGACAAGTCAAAACACTTGTAACTCCTGTGGTTGTCAAATCTATGCCTTGATTTTTATATTGTATTGTCATGATATAAACCAGTTAAAACTATCTTGTTCTTCTTTCAAATCATTTTGAAAAGAAAAATTTAATTGATTTTTTAATGTATCTATCGCCTCTATAATTTGTCTTTGGTTTGAGGATTCATATTTTTCCTTAGGTTCAGGGACAAAAATATTTACTTTAGCCATTATAAATCCTCATAACTTGTTGCAGCTCTACCTGGCATTCCATAATTACCAGAACCTCCTCCACCACTAGATACTCGAGCTGCATCTTGTGATGTTGGCACATTAGATCCAAAATCACCTTTATCAATTCTTTGTTGTAAATCTCTTGTTGATTCTCTACGCATAGCATCTTGTAAACCTCTACTTGCTATTTTATTTTTTATAGCAGCTAAACCTGTAAATCCTAAAACAGGAGGAGCATAACTTTGTATCAAACCTCCAACAGCAGGTATTTGTCCTGCAAGGCCTAATTGCTCTATGCCTATTTTTTTTGCCGCTGCCTCCATTATTTTATTTTTAACTAAATTAGTTGCAGTAGTTTTAGCTATTTCTTTTAACCCTACTTCTCTTTCTTGTGGAACTAAATTCATCTGATTAGCCATGGGTAAAATACCTGTTGCCATTGAGGGTTGATAATTCTCAAAATTTTGCTGTGCCTGTATGTTTTCTATCTGCGCTAAAATTTGTGCTTCTATTGGATCCATTATCTTTGTCCATCTGGTTGAATATCAGCTCTGAAAGTTCCGTATCTCCAGCTTTCATCAGTTGATGTATTTTCTACTTTTAAACTTGCAAATCTAGTTCTTGCTCGAGTATCTACTTTATCAGTTGAACTGGTGATTGTAAAAGGTCCCAAAGGAGAAGATGCTGCGGTGTCCGTTGGAAAGTCTTTTAAATTAATTGTTATTTTAGCATTACCAGATATTAATTTAAAATCAGGAACAAATCTTCTCATTGACATAAAAAATTGACCATTACCCTCGATATCTAAATCAAATGATCCAGATTGAATAAACGCTGGTATAGCAGTCTTGTTTCCCTCACTATCTACTTGATTATTACCTATCTCATGAGCATAATATAAACTCGATCCGTTTATATTAGTTACACCTTGTATGGTAGGAAATGTAGGCGTTCCAGTTTCATTAAATTCTGTAGCGTATGGAACATCAAATAAAGTAGCATCAAACCATGTAGTTCTTGCTAATGTGCCTGTTGTCCAAGTTCCCTCATCATAATTATAAGTTACAATTCTATCCACCTCGCTAGAGCCTTTTTTAGGATAAAACCAATTAATTTCTGAATATAAATTATTTAACCCTGCGTTGACTAATTCACCATTAGTATAATTAATTCCAAGATTGTCACCTTTATCAGTAAACACGAAGTCTTCTACTAAACAAGGTAGACTTTTTACTGTTCCGTCAAACACAAAAAATCCTCCTGCTTGTCCCATCCAATAAACTGCACCATCAATATACTTAATACTATTTTGACCTATAGCACCACAATTAGATCCTACTTGTCTCAAAGAAAAAGTAAAAGGTGGTCCTACAAACTGCATTATATAAGCAGATGTATCTGTTAAAATTAAAATATAATCTTTACCTTTTGCGGCTCCTACAATTTTAGTACCAGAATCTAATCTTAATGTACCTGCCGTATTTATAGAGGTAGGTGTATAATCAGATAAATTTTCTTGATCAGAAAATCTTACAAACATTTTATCTTGTGTGCCGCTGTTACCGATTGTAGTTTCTGTTCCTAATATAATTAAATGTCTATCTCTTTCTGAAACAACAGATAAAACAGATGCTGTAGGTGCATTTGTAACAATAGTTGCTCGTGTCTGTAAAGCTGCAGGCGTAGATGCTATGGGATTCCAAGAAAAAGTTTTTCCATTTTTAATCGTAGCAATAAGTATTTGTCCAAAATTATCTAGTGACCAACCTGCAGGATCTAATATTACACTGCTAGTCAAAGATCTTTCACCCCAAGCTGTGTAGTATTCAACTGATGCTCCAGAAGAATGAGCTGATCTAGTACCTGCTACATCTCTTGTAATGCCTGTTAAATCATTAGATGAAATCCCCGTGTATGAAATAAATTCAGTACCTACTTTAATAACCCCGCTTGTAGGAAATCCTGTAGTTGATGTCAAAGTAATGCTTGTTCCCGATCCACCCGTACCAGCAGTATCATCATTCAAAGAGCCGTTTAAAGTGTTTGTAACCCCAGAGGCTCCACCAAACGTTGAAGTGCCCCAACCATAACCACCTGTTGAGGATGTAGGTCCTACTTTTTCATAAGGATTAATAGTAGCGGCTCCACTTGCAGCAACACTTGTCCCTGCATTTGCAGCCATTGTGATTGTAAACGTATCGTTAGTGGGCACACTAACAACTTGAAAAGTGTTTGTTGTGAAATCAGAAGCACTATACCCAGCTCCTGTTGGAGGAGTTACAGATGTAAATGTAAATAAATCACCTGCTAATAAACCATGTAGCGTTTTGTTTACAGTCACACTAGGGTCATTATTAACTGTAGTAAAAGTTGCACCTGTGATTGCAGTGGCTAAAGGGGTAATATCATAAAATTGTTCACCATAATAAATCAAGAGAGCTTTTGTAGTGCCTATAGCAGCATAGATATTCCCATCCAAATCAGCATAAACATGTTGTGCTCTAGCAGCTCCAACAAGACTATTAGCTGTTAGTTGTTCCCAACCACCAATCTTTTCTGGTAGCCCGTATCTAAATCTTACATTATCTCCGTCTACCCACTGACCCTCTGCTCCAACATCAGTGACTTGTTTATTAAATCCGGGTCTTATTACTACGTTTGTTAATGGCATGCAGAATTATAACATATTTATTTCACTTCATAAACATTTGCACAGATATTCTAGGCATTATGGGACTTAATACAGGATTCACTTTATGGTCAAAGGGTGATTTTACTATCACTAATGAGTTGCCAGTAATCGGTAAAAACCCATGTGCTGCATTATCTGCAAACATAAACTCACCACCCCAATGAATATTCCATCTATGGTTTATATAATATGTAGCTCCATACTTCCAAGACACATCGCTATGCCAATTGATGCCCGATTTGTTTTTCATGTAATGTATTGTGGTGGTCATTTTTTCTACGAAAGGTAATTGAAAAAACTCATTGTTTTTCACTTTGTCCTTTAATATCTCAAATGGTGGATATTGATTTACCTCCACTCTAGAAGGTGGATTAAGATGTTTAAACAAATTTGGATCCCAAGCCCCTTCTGCTGACTTTAAATTTATTTGTTTTCTTTGTTTTATTATTGCATTATGAATGCCTTTATAGACATCATTAGGTAAAAATTCATGTATCCACCATATTTTTCCAGGTATTGAATAACACAACTTCACTTGAATTTAAATTTTTGTAGCATATAACTTATATATAATAGTTATACAAATAATGTAAGTCATAAAATGATCACTATATTTACCAAAAATAATAAATTAAATGAGGTTAAAAATAGTTTAACCATAACTTATCCAAGAGTAGTAAATATAATATTTGGTAATTACCCTTATCCCGAAAGAGTTCATAATTTTATATTAGATATAAAAAATAATTTAGATTCTACCATGGAAAATTATACTAATGTTAAGGGAGGTATGACTAATTGGTGTCACTATATAGACAATGATAATTTTAAAACTTTTATATCTTATTTAATTAATACTCATCAAACTACACATCCCAAACTTTTTAAATATTTTTTAGAAAAAAATACCATTCAAAATGCTTGGGGAAACGAAATAAAAAAAGAAGATAGTTTAGACTATCATACTCATCCTTGTTGGCATGGTGTTTTATATCTAACAAAAGGATGTGATTTAATCTTACCTGAATTAAATTTAAAAATATTGCCTCAACCAGGTGATTATTATATATTTCCCCCTGAAATATTACATGGTTTTGGTAAATCTAATGATGAAATAAATAGATATAGTTTGGTTTTTAACATTGCTCCAAAAGATCATTTTAAACTCCAAAAAAAAGTAAGAGATAAAAAAGCAAAAGAAGCCGCATACAATGAAAAAGAAAACAGTTAATATAAATAATTTTATAGGTGTGTATGACAACTATATTACTAAAGAAGAATGTAAGAAAGCTATTAAATTATATGAAGATCAAAATAAATTTAATAAGACAGTCAATAGGATAGGTGGAGAACAAGCATCTATACTACAAAAACAAGATCAACAATTTTTTGCAAATGGAGTAAACATTGATGTATGGTGGCAATCTCTAAAATCTATGATAATGAATTTTGATTTAGCATGGAATCATTATATAAAAAACACAGGAGCTGATGAGGCTTACGGAGTTCCCTTTCATTACACATGTTTAAAAATACAAAAAACTTTACCTACAGAAGGTTATCATGTTTGGCACATTGAACATGGTAAAGGATTTGACAACGAACCTCGTGCTTTTGTTTTTAGTATATATTTAAATGATATTAAAGATGGCGGAGAAACAGAGTTTTTACATTTTTCAAAAAGAGTTCAACCTAAGACAGGTAGAATAGTTATTTGGCCTGCTGCTTTTCCGTATGTCCATAGAGGTAATCCACCTTTATCAGGTGAAAAATATATTTTAACTTCTTGGATGATGTTAAGAGGAATATGATGTAGGTCTTGCACCTAGTCTTGCAATCTTATCTGATTCACTTTCGCCTTCAACATTATCTCCGTCCCAATTAGATTGTAACTGAGCTAAGTGAGCTGCATCCCACCTGTCCATAAATTGTGTTTGGAAGTCTCCTAAGTTTGCTTCGTTCCAACTTTTGTGAGGTGTTGTATCTCTATGTTCAACAGTATCATTATAATCATGATCATCATGTTTATACTGAATAGCCCAAATATTAGACCATTTAGAATCACCCCAAAAAGATTCGTCATCTATTATGTATGCCACAGATTGATTCTCCTCATTTTTTACAGAGTGATTAATTATTATTCTATCGTCAAATACTACTGTCCATGCTGCGTTTGTTGCCATAATTTCTCCTACGTCTTAATAATATATATTACAGTTAAATAAGGTTGTACAACCGAAGTCGCATCTCCAGTAAAGTTTGCACTCATATTATGCGAGTGACCTTGACCTTGTCCTGCACTACCAGTGCTACTTGAGTTACTAAGGAAGCCCATATCACTAGCCACACCTCTTCCCGATGTAGTAGCAGCAGAGTGTGTATGAGAAGCAAGTTGGGCTGTTGATAAAGTTGCATTGGCTGTAGAACCACCCACGTTTCCAGTTGATGTGACTGTGTTTGCACCACCTGTAGAACCTAAAGCTTTATTGTTAGATTTTCCTATTGCAACGTTATCTGCTAAATTAGGTACGTTGAAAGTAGATGCACCATCTCCAACGCCATAAGTTGTGCCTATGATTGCAAATAATGCTGAATAAGTAGACCTTGAAACAGCTGCACCATCGCACTCTAAAAAACCTGATGGTACAGATGCAGATGTCCATGGCACAATTGTAGCCGTTGGAATACCTTCAATACCCGTAAGGTTCGCTCCTGAAAAATCATATCTAGTTGCTTCATAATTTGACATATTATTTCTCCATGTAAGTCCAGCCAACATTTGAACCAGAATAAACTAATCCAAAGCCTGCACCTTCAGTATTAACAACTAGGTCTGAAGACGCATTTGCAATTTTAGAACTATTTCTTCCTACGGTCAATGCATTGCTGTCAAAGTTAAATCTTGAATCTATAAAATGAACCTCATCACCAACTGCTGGTGATGCAGGAAGTGTAGCAGTTACAGCTCCACCTGTTGTATCTACAAATAATTGTGCTCCAGCTTGAATAGTTTCTGATGCAGTTATTGTTCTCCATTTTCTGTATTCATTTGCTTTTTCAATATTCGTACCATCAGCATATAATACATAACAATTACCTTCACATAAAAGAACACCTGTTCCAGATACAGTTTTAAAAGTTAAAGTGTTACCTGCATGATCAGTGCCATCTACAACATTATAAACTTTTTCAATACTATTTGGAATAGTTACTGTTCTGTTTGCAGCTAAAGTGCCTGTAAGTTTTAGTGTAGCATTTCTTGCATTTGATATCGTTCCATCAGTCATAGCAAGAGCAACATCAGATGATGCCACATCAATTTCTTGATAACCTGCAATTGCTTGTTGAACTAAATTTAAATTCGTATTTGTTTTGTCACCCCATGTACCGGCATTTTGGCCAGTAACCATCAATTCAATTTTTAAATCACTTGAATAACTACTACTCATAAAAAATTCTCCTAATTATCTATATTATACATTTATTAAGCAGCCAAATCAACTGTAGTCCAAGTATTATTGAC